GCAATATTTACCAGGTCAGCCTCGCTAACTTCGGCTTTATTGACTCTCGAATCGTGCGGACCAAGAATATGACGCAATGATGCGCTAATGTTCTCGTTCTTCACCGTGACCCCAGGATTAACAACGGTCAAAGATTCATACGTCGGTAACTCGACTTTAATCGAATAAACCGCGGTAGATCCTCTTAAAACCCGTAGTAATTCTAAAACGTCAGAATTGTCTACGACTTGTTCGAGTAACATCCAAGAAATATTCCCAGATGCATCTTTAAGATCAATAGTTGAAGTACTACTCCAATCATTCCACTCTTTCAGATAGTCATCCAACATTCCTGCACACTTACTTTGGTAAGTGAATTCAATGCGACGGTCGACAAGGTTAATAGCCCTGCCTAACGTCGAATTAGCTGCAACACTGATAAGTGTTGCACCAACTGGGAATGTTGAAATTGGTCTGTCAGTAGTGGCGTCCTTAGGGACAGTTGTAATACACTCTTCTACTTTTGCAACCGACTTATACACTTGAGGAGGAACGTAGTCCCTCTCTTTAAAATGCACAAGATCAGTCGCCAGTTCATAAGAGCTTCTTGCAACCGCTTTAAGTAAGCCACGATTAGCAAAATATTCATAGAGATACTCCGGAAAAACTACACCATTATTGCGTAAAATCCATGCGTTTTTCTGACTATTCAACTTAATGTTTGGGGTACTCGTTACACCCGGACCAAAACGGAGATCAGATATAACGTCCGCTGCGTCAAATTCAGACAACAATTTACGCAACTGCTTACGGACTTCAAAAAACAGAGGTGTTTGGACTAATGCCGGCAGCTTAGTTTCCTCGAATTGTCGAACAGACAATTCAGATTCAACTAAGGTCAACAAAGCTTTATCACGTGTTCTCTTCTTGTCAATAGTGGCAGATGACGGATACTTAGAGAAAGCTGCTCCAATACGAATCGCTAGCATAGGATTTATATCCATGCCTAAAATAGCTGATCGAAAAGAGTGTTTCTTGGCAGCAAGTCCTTCATTCATCAAAACTTTAAAATCAGATGTTGGTCGGCCTTTTAAGGCAGATAACACACGATCTATAAATTTAACATCAACAACGACCCCAGTATAACGGGGCGTGTCAATGACGAGGTCTAATAACAACGGCTTTAGCAACGAGAGGATTGTGTCGCGTTCCTTTGCGGAATCCGAAGATTCA